CAAAGCCGTTCCAGCCTACGGTGATCCAGGACTCTGGTATCCTGCTGTCACGCGGGCGCTTGGGCGGACTGTGATATTTGGGCCGGTTACTGTTGAGGATGCTTCTGTCTTTGCGGAAATTGGAACTGATACTAATACTACAGGCGAGTTTAATGGGTCATCCTTTTTGTTGAATAATGACAAATTATCGACAAGAGATGGTGGATTAAACGGTCCTCAAGTTCACACCCCATCAGACAACACCCCCTACTACCTAGCAATCCGCCTCCTAGCAGCCGGAGCCGAATACTACCTAAAGACCGTGGGAGGCAACTGGAAAAAGCTCTGGCGAGGCGGAACCGACGCAACAGCCACGCTCTACCCCGGCATATCGAACTACAGCGCAGCCTTCAACCTGAGCGAGCCTGGTGTGATTGTGCCTGCTGAGCTTTGGCATCCTCCGGTGTTGCTGTATGACTCATTCGGCAGAGCGGACGGTAGCCCTACTCAAAGCGAAAGCCTCGATGCTGATAGCAAACCCGCACCCGTTAAGACCTATACCGAAGTAGGAACTTGGGCAATCTCAAGCAATGCCCTCACCTGCTCAGCTCTTGATGGCGGCATAGGGATGCTGCTTGCTGATGCAGGAGTGGTGGACACCTTAACGGACGTCCTTGTCACCCATGCAGGCGGAACCGCTGGTATTGTCTTTAGGTATGCCGATGCCGACAACTACATTCGCCTGATTCACAACGGGACCAATGTGCAGTTGATTAAGAAAGTCGGCGGCTCTGACACCACTGTTACCAATGTCGCTGCGGCATATGTGGCGGGCGCACAGATACGGGTTATCTGTGAAGGGACCAAGTTCAACGCTTATTATAACAATGTTCTCATTGGAACCGAAGCTACCATAGCAGATGCGGGGCTACAGACCGGGACAAAGGCTGGAGTATACACCGACGATATTACCAATTCATTTGATGTGTTTTCGTCTGCTGCTCGTGGGACAAATGGTGAATATGACTCCTTGAACCGATATTTGAGGTAATGATATGGCGCTGCAAGAAGTAAGATTTTTGATGCGAATAGACCGAGAAGCCGGGCATGATGGCCTGGTGCAGTTGTTTGATGAGGCTAATGTTCTGTTTGTCGGTGACGGATGCGGCTACACCATGGAAGATGAGTTTGCAACCCCGACTCAGGCGCGGATATGGGCAAAGACTGACAGTGCTATTATTGACGCATATCTGGCCGATCCTCGTGTGACGCTGATCGAAATGAAACTCGTTTGCTCCGAGTGCGGTGCTGAATGGTGGGGGTTGCCGGATGGCTCGGGGCTTTGCGCTGAGTGTGCGGCTCAGGGGGAGGTGGAATGAAGACCTTCCTTCAATCAACCCTCATGGGAGCGTGGCTAATCTCCTGCCTGCTCTCATGCGCCTGGCTCTTTACCGGTTGCGCCAATCAACTTTGATATAGGGAGAACAAACCATGAAAAAGTTGGCACTATTTTTAATTTTAGTCCTGGTAACTGGCTGCGCTGGAACCCAGGTAGACACCAAAGACGTGGTGAATAGCTTGGCTGAAAAAGCTGGCATTGCCTGTTACGCCTACCTTCCCGAGCACCGTGATCTGATCGAGCAGGTGTGTGTGGTAATGACTATCCTCGATGAAACCGATCCAGTGTTGGCGCAGGAAAAGATCAAAGAGGTAATCGGTAACCTTTGGATTGCGGCTGACGAGTGTGGCATGTGGTTGGTCCAAACTACACTCAACGACTTTGTGCGCTTTAGTGGTCTCAACACGGAAAGTCCAACTACTGAGAAGGTCAAAGAGTGGTTGTCTTTCCTTGATGCGTTCTGCGCTGGCGCTGAAATGGCAAAGAAGATGAAAACCGAAGAGCTGACAGATTTTTTCGACGACTCAACGCGCCTGTGCAAACTTACCGAGTGGCAAAGCCAGAGTTGTGGGCTATCAAACCACAACATTCGATAACGATCAAGGTTTGGAGGTGGTGACAGATGGAAAGTGTTCTCGGGTATCTGCTTAGTTTTTCAAACTTCATCCATTCGATCATTGCGTGGGCGGTTGCTAACCCTGAGGCCGCAGTTCTGTATACCATGTTGTTCAACCGCCTTTATGAAAAACTCCCGCTCTCAGGTCGGGGCAAGGATGCGGTGGATGCTGTCACGGGCGCTCTTGGAACAGTTGCTAGGCGCAAGGGGCTGAAGCTCGGAGGACAGGGATGACTGGAGCAGAAATCACTCTCGCCATTTCAACGGCCATAACTCTCACTGCTCTTATAACCAAGGGGATCGGGGACCGGAACCGTGCGACCAAGAAGGATTTGGAAATTGCCAATGCTGCTACTCAGAAAGGTATAGATGAGATTAAGAAGGATTTGAAGGACAAGTCAGAGAAGGTAGTTTACAAAGATGAGTGTAGTACCTGGCGGAAAGGCTGCAGAGAGCGGAATGAATTGATAGATGGTGGTCATGAAGCCTGGAACGTCCGGCTGGAGAAGAAGGTCGATGAACTAATTAAGCAGTTTGATGAGTTTCGTACTCTCAGAGTACAGGAATATGAGCAGGTAAAAGTATTACTTGGCCAAATTGGGGGAAATAAATGAGCAGGGATGGTCAATATCGGGAGCTTCTATCACTGGTAACTAAGATGAGCCGAATGGCCTCGTCCTCCATTTGGCCCACAGCCCTGCTCCGCACTCGTGCCGATATCATGGCTAAGGAGGGCACTAGCTACGGTGGTGACCGCAGGCTGTATGAGATATTCGGCTGGCCGGTGGCCCCTAGCTATGACGATTATATCCACCAGTATCGCCGTGGTGGGATAGCCAAGCGTATTGTCAACGCCTACCCACAGGCCACTTGGAGAAGCCAGCCGGTAGTGGCCGAAGACAGGACAAACAAGGAGGACACAGCCTTCGAGTTGGCCTGGAAATCCCTGGTAGAGAAACGCAGGGTGTTCCATTACCTGGAGCGGGTGGATAGGCTGGCAAGGATTGGTGAATATGCTGTGCTGTTCCTCGGGTTTAATGACGGAGCTGCCTGGGATGAGATGAAAGACCCTGTTGGTGCACTGCAGGGCAAGGAGCCGTGGGAACGGCTGCTGTACCTCTATCCATTCGGGGAAAGCAAGGTGCAGGTACAAGAGTGGGAAACAGATCCGAGGGATGAGAGGTACGGACAACCTAAGCTTTACCAGCTGGAGTTTTCCATGCCGATGCTAGGGAATCATGCCCTTCCTACTACCACAGTAATCGTTCATTGGTCCAGGATGCTGCACGTAGCTGAGGATGTGCTGGAGGAGGATCTGGAAGGTGAGCCCTGCTTGAAGGCCGTGCTGAATGACATACTGGATCTGCGGAAGACTTTGGGGGCAGCTTCGGAAGCCTTCTTCCAGCAGTGGCCTCCAGGGATGACGATAACCAGTGACAAAGACACTACCATTGACACCACCGAATTCACCGGTTCAGGCGCCGGTAAGGATATGATTGAGGATTTCATTCACGGCTTTAAGCGCTACCTGGTGTTGCAGGGGCTGCAGATTGATAAGATAGCTCCAACTATGGGAGATCCAAGGCCGATAGTTGAGAGCCTGCTGGAGATGATCGCTGGTACAACGGGCATACCGAAACGGATTCTGGTAGGCAGTGAGCGTGGAGAGCTGGCGTCTGAGCAGGATGAAACAAACTGGAACAAACGCATTGAGGAGAGACAGCAGAACTGGGCTGAGCCATTTCTGCTGCGCCCCTTCATAGACCGGATCATTGCCAAAGGGGTATTGGCGCCGCCAGCTAAGGGCGAGTATACGGTAGAGTGGCAGGAAGCCAGGGCTCTCAGCGAGCAGGTGCTGGCAGAAATCAGCGAAAAGAAGGCTTCAGCTCTATCCAAATACACACAAGGGGGCTCTGACAGTGTGATGCCTCCGGAAGTGTTCCTACGGGAAGTGATGGGAGAAAGTCAGGAGACTGTTGAGGAGTGCAAGAAGCTCCTGCAAGAGCTTTGGGACAAAGATTTGGAGGATTCGCTGAGCGATGAAGAAGAACTCATGGACGGACCTGCTCAGGACCAAGTACCCACACAGGGAGGAAGAGCCGGTGAACCTGTGCCAAAAGTGCGCTAGGTTCAGTCTGGTCAGGAGTAATGGTGAGTGGGTATGTCACAGCTGCAGAACATTTGAGGAGAAAAGTAGTGGAAGACAAGTTTTTGAAGTTCCTGGTAGATGCTGAAAGCTGGGAGAACCGTGCTTATCCTGATTCATCGGGGTTCTGGACCATCGGGGTGGGGCACAGACTGACACAGTCTGAGCTGTCCTCAGGCAAGATATCGATCAATGGGGAAGTTGTGAAGTGGTCGGATGGCCTGACGGACAAACAGGTTAGGGGTCTGCTGGAGCAGGATCTGGAAAGGTTCAGGCTGATAGTTGATGTGTTAAGACAGCAGGCCCCGGTTGGACTCAACCAGGACCAGCGGGATGCTTTAGTGAGCTTTGCTTTCAATATAGGGGCGGTGGCTTTCCGGCGCTCTACTCTGTGGAAGCGGGTAGTGGCTGGGGATCTGGGGGATGTACCAAGGCAGATGCGCCGGTGGGTGTACTCTGCCGGTAAGAAGTGGGACGGGCTGAAGAACAGGCGGGAAAAAGAAATCAAGTACTGGCTCGGGGAAATATGACTAGCTATACTTCTCTGCTCTTTAACCAGCTCGCTAAAGCCGATCCTACCAGGACGCTCACCTTGCGTTCCAGGTGGGCTGCGGACTGGAAGCGGAGGATTAAGGAGCTGCAGAGAGTTATCAGAATATCAGTTGTGGACAACGACGGGTTTGGGTTGAGCCGCCCCGATGTGACTCCTGGTACCGCTCGCCAGCTCCTAGCCCAAGTCCCGTCAGTCCACGCAGCCCTGGAGCCTGCTAGTTCAGGCTCCTGGGCCTACCGCTGGAGCCATGAGAAAGTAGACGCCTTTATGCGGTGGCTAAAGGAGATGGAAGAGCGAGGGTTGCTGGAGATTACCTACAGGTCTGCTACCGCTAGGCCGATGGGGGAGCCTTGGAGCAATGTGTATGTGAGGTCGGCTTATCAGTCCGGAATTAAGCAGGCTCTGGCTGAGGTGAAGAAGAACGATAAGAAGCTGGCCCAGTGGTTGGGCATGCCGGGTGGGGCGGTTTCCCCGATGTTCGATTATACCGGTGGGGCGGTTTCTGCCATAATGATGCAGCCCTTCCACGCTGACAGACTGGCTCTGGCTTATACCAGGGTGTTTGATGAGCTTAAAGGCGTTACGGCTGAGATGGACAGGCAGATCAGCCGGATACTTACAAGAGCCTTGGCTGAGGGGAAGAACCCGCGGGAAATAGGGGCTCTGATAGCGGATAGGGTGGATAAGGTTGGGCTGACAAGAGGCACCTTAATCGCCAGGACCGAAACCATCCACGTACACCAACAGGCGGCACTGAACGAGTATTACTCCTTGGAGGAACAGACTGGAGAGGTAATACTGGTTCAGTGGAACGCAACGCAGGACAGCCGCACTCGAGACACCCACATGACCAGGCATGGAAGGGTGTACACAAAGGAGGAGGCTTATCCGCTGTTGGGAGAACCTAACTGCCGGTGTGCTCTGAAGCCATGGATACCGGCCACTATGGGGATGCCAGCCAAGGCTACCGATAAGGCTAGAGAGATATGCAGGAGAGTGTTAGAGGAGGAAGGGAAAAGAAATGAATAACCAAACGTTCCAACCACTAACGGCGAATATAGACACCGCCCAGGCTAAGATCAAAACCTACAAAAAGCGACAATACTATGTTGCCCCGGTTACCATGATTGCCGCCCCTATCGTCATGAATGATCTACTGTATTCGGTGGATGAGGTGAGCAAGTTTCCTGGAGCGTGGAACGGGCGCCCAGTCACCTTGTTCCATCCCAAGGGGAGTGATGGGGATTACATCTCAGCCAATGATGAATCTGTGGCAGAGGATGTCCATCTTGGTATCCTCCGCAACACGAAGTTCACTGATGAAGCCAAGCTGATTGCAGAAGCCTGGGTAGATATTGAGCATACCAGAACCACTCGCCCTGAGGTACTGGAGTATTACGAGGGGAAGAAGCAGGGACTAGAGGTCAGCACCGGGCTCTGGGGGGATATTCAGACAGTCAGTGGGGAGCTGGATGGGGTCAAATACTCAGGGGTTATGATGAACTTCCGGCCGGATCACTTGGCTCTGCTGCCCGGCGGTGAGGGGGCGTGTAACTGGGAGGATGGATGTGGGCTAAGAGCAAATGAAGAACCTGAATCTGGTTTTACCAAATTCTTCGATAACTCCATGTCGGATGATGAAGTCAGAAAAGCACTTATCCAAGCCCTTGATACTAAACGCTCCAAAGGCGTAGATGTCTACATTGAGGCCATCTATCAGAAGGAAAAGAAAGTCATTTACGAGGAGAACAGATACGAAGGCTCACGGCGTTACTCCAGGTTATTCCGGGTTTCGTATGAGATTGATAAAAACGGTTCTGCCACGTTTGGGACAGACGCCGAAGAGGTGAGAAGAAAAGTCACCTATGAGACCATAAAGACCAATGAAAAGGAGATCAGTACAATGAGTGACAAAATCAAGGCAAAAGTGGATGCCCTCATCGCCTGCGAGCGCTGTAGGTTTGGGGAGAAGGACCGGGAGTGGCTTATGACTCTGAACGAGGAGCAATTGGAACTGGTCACTCCCCCGGACAATGTGGTGGTGTTGGAGGAGCCCAAACCCAACCAACAGCAGCCCAAGAATGAAGATTCTAAGCCGGATCAGCAGCAACCGATTACCGCCGAGTCCTGGCTGATGAACCAGAAAGACATGCCGAAGGAAGTGGCAGACACCATTCTGGAGGGCCTGGCTCACAATCACCTGCTGCGGGCTGAGCTGATTGAAAACATCAGCAAGAATCCCCGCAACAAGTTCACCGCAGAGCAGCTTCAGACCATGAACACCAATACCCTGAAGAACCTGTCTGCTCTGGCGGATGATCCTAAGCCCGATACCAACCAGCAGCCCCAGGGGTTTTTCGGCATGAAGCCTTTCACTAACCTGGGCCAGGACCAAAAGCCCAAAGACCCTGAGCCCTTGGTGGTGCAATCCCTCGCCGAGGCTTGTAAGGAGAGCAGGAAGAGATAATAAATCGGCAGTTTAGCCTGTCTGATGAAAACATTTCATTTAGGAGGGTTTAAGAGATGAGTGCGTACAGCTACAAAACGATTTTCTTGAAAGGTCAGGAGTTCTCGCCTTCCGAGGAGGCTCCGGCAGGTGAGTCCGGGATTTATCCTGGCATGTTTCTCAAGTTCACCTCGGATGGGGATTTTGAGCTGCAGGATGAGTCTGAGGTTCCTGGTCCTTTGCTGGTTGCGGTAGAGGACGACAAAGAGGGTGGCACTATCGACACCGTTTATATTAGTGGCCGGCAGGTAACGGCTCGCTGGGTGTCGATTGGTGCAGAAGTGTTTGCTTATCTGGCACCGGGCCACAGCGTTACCAAAGGCACCAGCTTGCTGAGCTTTGCCGGGTACGAGAGCCCTGGAGCCTTGGGCGCTGCTGAGCATACCAGTGCCGACAAAGGCAGCGGTGCAAACTTCGTGGCGAAAGAAACCGTGGACAACTCTACTGGCTCTACCGCAGTGCGGATCGTGGCCCAGAGAATCAGATAATCAGGGCTAATACGGCCCCAGAACATATTGAAGGAGGGTTTAAAGAGATGAGTGGACAAGCGAGTTTGGTGGCTCAGCCCTATGTGGTGAATGCCCGGTCTGGAGCATGGAGCCCTGGCACTGACCAGCTCATGAACACCATGAGCCCTATGCTGGCCAACAACCTGATGAGGTTCGGTATGAACCATCAGGCGTTGCGCCCCTGGGTGAACATGGATCAGCAGCAGGCAGTGATCCAGGCCAACCTGAAAGAGCTGGAGCTGATGGCGAATGACCTCGGCCTTGACACAGACAACTTGTTCAAGGGTGTTGAGGCGTTCATTACCATTAACAAGAAGAACTACCGAGTCAATGCGGCCACGCTGCTCAAGGATGAGTGGAAGCTGTATGACGATGTGGTGCTGATGGTGGCTCAGGAGCGTCTTGTGGCGGTTGGGGATGTGCTGGCCAAAGGGCTGGTGCTGAACGTGCCTAATGCTCTGGGTACCACCGTGCTTGAGTATGAGGACATGACCCACCCTGGAGAGGCGGTTATGAGTATGGACGCCATCACCAGGGGTAGAAGTGACCGGCCTGAGTTCACGATGAACTACCTGCCGCTCCCGATCATCCATGATGACTTTAGCCTGACCATTCGGGCTCTGACGGCATCGAGGAAGCGGGGCACGGCACTGGATACCTTGCGGGCGGCTGCGGCAAGCCGGAATGTGTCTGAGTACATCGAGAATATGTTCTTCAACGGGCCTGCCGGTACTGCAACTGCTGCTACTTTTGTTTATGGTGGTGGTACCATTTACGGATGCCGTAACTTCACTGGCTGCAACACCTATACCACTATGGCGGACTGGGGAAGCTCCGGCATCACCGGGACAGAAGTCCTGAAGGACTTGCTCAACATGAAGCAGCTCTTGATCGACGACAAGCACTACGGGCCGTATGGTGTGTATATTCCAACCGCATACGAAACCGTGCTCGATGATGAATTCAAGACCTCCAGCGACAAGCCGATCCGGCAGCGGATGCTTGAGATCAGCGGGATTGAGTTTATCAAAGTCGCAGACAAGCTACCGGATGACAACGTTAT